GTGCCATCTAACGACACGCCGCCTGCAGTTGCTGATGATGGTGTTAAGCCTACTAATGTTGTCTGGAATGATGTAACACCGCCAGACAATGAGAACTGGCTCCAACCGGTTAATGTGTAACCTTCATATGAATTTAAACTGGTGTTGTAGCGTACTGTGCCAAGAAGATTGACACGTTGTGCAGAATTACCATTAGGGATAGTAATACCGCCTGACCCTGGAATGATTGGATCATTCGCCAGACCAATTACAGGTGAGGTATTGCCATTACTTACACTGGTTTGATTTGATGTCCCTGCGATGGTCACAGGGGTTATTGTGGAACCACCTGCGGTAGCCATCAACCCTGTACCTGTAGTTGCAGCCAATGCTGACAATAACCCTGTTACAGAAAGCACAGGATTACCTGAGATGCCATCACCGTTTGTGATGCTTAGGCCTGAATTTGTTGAGAACGTGCGGTTTGCAACTGTGTTTGCTGCTGTTTTAGCAATAAACCCATTCCCAACAGTCTCTAAAGACCCAGATGTTCCGTTCAAAGCAATTTGTAATTGCCCTTGAGCGCCTGTGTCAGTAAGCCCAATGCCTGTACCTACTGCAAAATACCGACTATTTGCTAGTGACGGCGTATTGTTGACTGTGACAAAAGTCTGAGTCAGCGTAGGGCTAGACGTAAATGAACTAACCGTAGTTTGAATGGTCTGACCATTCTGTACAACTGGAACTAGTTCAGTACCTGTAAGGGCTGAACCTGTTGGAAGTTGTGAAATTCTTACATTTGACATATTATGGGCTCAAATTATCAAGGTTACCGTCAATGTCGTCCTCAGATGTTTCTGGTGCTATACCAAACTCGCCCGGTGTACCTGTAAGGTCGTATGGCGTAGGCACGTTAACAATGTTCGGATCGGTCGTGATTGCATCTTGATATTCTGCAATATCAGCATCAGGTCTAGGAAATCGCAATGAGATCCTCTCAGATTGGCGAGCCGGTAGTCTATAAGGATCGAACTGATCCGAACAACCGTCGCCACAAACTCTAATCCCAGGAATATTGCCATCAGGCCTAATATCCGAGTACGGTACTTTACGCTTACAACGATCACAGATCGCTATGCTAAGTACAGAATTGCCTCGAGTATTAAGCCATAAGGGCATTATTACCTCGTATAGTAACTAATATTGGGCGCATAGTAAATAGGAGATTTATCTCTTTCTTCTTGTTCTGCCATGGCCCAATATTTTTCTGATTGCTGTTCGCAGTACTGAATTCTGCCAGCTTCTACGCCGGGCAATTCCATTGACATTTGATGCGCCAACATGTTCTGAATGGCTAAGTACCACCTTTGTGGAATCTCAATCTCACCAGACAATGAACCTACATCTTGTACTTGACGGCTTACCCACAATTCCAACTGTGGCTGAATGCTATTTGGCACTGGCCATAGTTCCATGTTAGGCTGTGGAATTGTTCTATCAAACCAGTATTGCAAAGGCCTAAGCGCTGTAAAACTACGGTTTGGCAATGATGAATAGTCATCTCTATTCATGCGAGCCATGTTGATAGCCAATGGCATAGTGCCAAATACAACTTGATAAAACCCCATGTTCACGCCAGAAGATTGCTTAATTCTCCAGTAAGGCTGCGTAACTGTAGGTTGCAAGTCATAGTAAATCCATGTGCCTGATGCCCATGTGGTAGCGCCTGGGCTATAAAGAGTGACCCACGTTGAATTGTCTGTAGAGTATTGTATGTCTATGGTAACTGATCCACTCACAGCTGGCAAAATACCAACAGTATTGATCATTACAGGACTGCCTGACCCATTGTTGATGCCAATGTAGCCAGTGTTAGATGTTAACAAGCAAGTTGCGTCGCCTATGCCATTAAATGCATTTAGCGTCACACCAGATGAGCTATAGGCTCCAGTGCTAACTGCAGTAAGTGTTCTATAGTTGGCATTAAGCACATCAACTGTACCAACTGGTAAGTAGTAGTTTTGTTGACCCGGGATTAAGCCTACAATGACTTTGTCAATGCACCAGTATTGAATACCTATGTTTACTAAATTAGAAAGTAAGTAGTAGAGTGACTGCTTAGATGCAGCAATTTGCTCCGATGTCAACTCTTCAGCAAGTTTACCTGCACGACGAGCACCACTATCGATAAGATTTTGAACAGTAATGACGGTTTGACCAACAGTACCTGATGTGCTCATACATTACCAATTTGGAGTTTTCTTAATTGTACCACCTGTAGCGCAATGCCAGCGTTGCAAGGATGCAGCTTTACGCGTAGGGTTGCCATGATCATCTTTCATAGGCCCGGGCATACCGCTCATTCTAGCACAAAAACTGTCATGCCGTGGGCCTTTTTTTTGGGGGGCTTTAAGGTTACTACCAGTTGCTCTATTTATCTTGTCTCGGCCCTTAGCAGTTAACCCTGCACCACGGCTAGTAGGCAACTTTTCGCCATTCTTAATAGATAGCTTTACATCACCGCCTTTTTTCATGCCTGATGCAGCTTTGAAATCAGCTTTTGTAGGTGCGCCTTTGCTGCCCGGTTTCCGCATACGTTCGCCAGAACCCTCAGCAATTCGCTCACGTTTTGCATGTATGTTATCCCATAAGCCAATTTTGCCGCCTTCTTTCTTGGCAGACCGCTTTACAGAATACGCAATAGCAACAGCTTGCTTCTGTGGCTTACCGGCATGCATCTCTGCAGCAACGTTTTTGCTAAATGCAGCTTTAGATTTAGACTTGGTCAAAGGCATACTTAACCACAGAAAATTGTGATTGATGCACTTGCAGGCAAAGTCACATGGATGTCGGTGTAAAAACGAATGCCGTTGCCGGGAAGCAGCGTAGACATGACCGCGCCATTTGTTGTGATGTGAACAATCATGCGCGTTGTGCCGCTTGCACCACCATCACGGAAAATAATCTCGCCAGCAGTACCGCCCGGGGCCACTTGATAGCCGCAAAGGTTTGTCGCGCCAGCGTACATAGTTTCCGTTGCATCAGCATGAAACGAGACTACATTGGTCAATGTTGTCATTTATTTCTCCAATTAAAAGCAGAGGCCGAAGCCCCTACTTAAGTTTAGCACTTTTCCATTTTCTTCATGCTAGCAAAACCGCCTTCACTCTTACAAGTCATAGCGGCATGGCCACCATCTTTATAGCCTGCAGGACGTTGCTTAATACCAGTTGTCTTACCCTTAACACTAGGCATTGGATTGCCTGTATTTGTAGTCTTCTGGTACTTCTTGGCAATAGACATACCTTTAGCAGCAATGCTTCCACCCATCTTATAGCCAGCTGGTCCACCATTTGCAGTAGTGTTTTTCACACCACCAGTTTTAGTGTTAAAGCCCTTAACTTGCTTAGCAGAAGTTGGCTTACGATTGATGTCAATTGGCGGCTTAAGTGTAGTACTGGTTTGAAAGCGATCGCCTTTAGCAGCAAGTGCTTGACCCCCTGCTCTGTACCCAGGCATACGAACGCCACTGGTCATTTTTTTCATGTCAGGGCGTGTAGCTTCTAAACCACCAGCAAGTCCACCCATTACGTTAGGACCGGCTTTTGGCGCCATATTGCTCATTTTAGACATGCCGCCTGCACGTAGTTTAAGGTTAGTACCTTTACCACCTTTGTGCTCTTGCATGTCATGCTGCTTCATGGCTTTTTTGATCATGGCTTTGTCTTGCGACATGTCAGCTTTGCCACCTTCAGCTTTGCCGCCATTTTTCATTTTGCCACCGTGCATCATCTTGCCACCGTACATCATTTTGCCACCGTTCTTCATCTTGACTTCGTCAACTGAAGGCTCAGTGGTCATCATCTTAGGTTCACGTTTAAAGCTTGTTGCCATGTCGGCCTCCTATTAAGACACTAAGTTCTGGTTAACGCCAAGAGCACCAATGCGGGTAGCATTAGGTCCGACAGCAATTGCAGGAAGTGCAATCGTAACGACTAATCGCTTAATACCATTAGTTGCACTTGATGGCACATAAGTACCACGAACATCGCCTGTAGTAGTTGTTGCTGTTGCTGTATCAGCTGCAACAAAAGTACCTGCGTCGTCTGTGATTACGTTATCCCAACCGGTATGCACAATGTATCCGGCATTAAATGCACGAATTGGAAGGCCTAGTATGTCAGTTGTGCCTACTGTTACAGGGCCACCAAATGAACCTGAAGTTGTAATGCCTGTAATGACAAAGAATGCTTTCTTACCGCTTACGCCTGTTGAAGCAGAAGTAGAAGAAGTAATTGCTTCGCTCATTGCTTGACCGTAGTAGTCAAAGCCTGTCACTGTGACTGTTTGCGCCGCAAATGCACGAGTGTAAGTTAGACCTGTA